AACTGCAGGAAATTAAGTTAACAATTACCGAGTGGTTTGATGCTTTAAAAACTCCAACACCACATAGGAATAAAAAGAAGTATTATAGAAAGACTAAACATAAAAATAAATAAATGGAAACTTACGAGAAAATTGAAGTAGTAAAAGGAATCGTTGAAAAATATGTAAATGAAAATGCAGAAAACAACATCTATAGTTTAAGTGAATTAAATCATATTATTAATATAGGAACATCTGTATTATGTACTAAGTGGAATATAGGTTATTCTGGTGGCAGTTTTGTCCGAGCAGTTGTAGATAATGATTTATCAAGAGCAATAGGAAGTGCTGATAGTACAAATATCAAGGCACTCAAATTATATTGCCAGATGATGTATAATATAGGTTGTCCTTCGGTATGTGATTAATTACACATCACCCATTAGATAATCCGAATATATAATTAAACAAACACAATCTTGTGTATATAACTACTAAACATATCATATGTCTAAAAAGAAATTAAATATTTTATCTGAAGCTAACGAAATAGTTAACAATCGTTCAGAAGAAAAAGCACGACAATATGGTCCATTCGAAGAAGGTATGCGAAGAGCTGCTATGGTTTTTAATGGCATGACAGGTAAAGAATTAAATGGTTCAGATATGTACGCTGCGCTAGTAGCACTTAAACTGAGTCGACATTCATATAACTACAAACAAGATAATCTTCTAGATGCAGTCGCATATTTAGGAGCTCTAGATAATTATGTTGAAAAACACGGTTATGGTGAAACAGAAGATCCTATTAAATAATACAATATGACAGAATTTAAATACTTATCAGATTACATTTCCGACAAGTCGTCTCGAATTGGGGTAGCAGCCTTAGTTGGAAAATTAAGCCCAAAAGAAAGCTCTCATAAATCAGGGTGGGCCTTCCATCTAGCAAATCAATGTGTGAATGCTGGTTATGAAAACGTAGAAGTTATTACAACCCTTACACCTAATTGGAATGACTTTGATGTAATTCTATTAGAACATGGAATGGAATTCAAAGGTACATTTAATATATTCGGTGGAGCAAATGATGATTTATATCATCAGATTTCTAGAATATTCTCAGATGTTAAAATGTTTTCATTACACCATAATATGCCATGTATTGCAGAACTTGTTAAACAAAGACTGCACACTGGTACGGATTTATTCAAAACATTAGAAGATAAAATAGATGATATACAAAGCATATGTGCAAACAATATACCAAGAATTGATTCTATAGAAAAAACTAACAAACTTTGTTTTGGCGATAGTCATTCATTTAGCCAGTATACACCAGACTATATGACTCAGCGTCATGACGGTTTGACTATGCATGGCGCACTTAAAAGAGGATTAGATGCATACATATATCCATGGATTACTGATCTTAGGGTTTACATGGGTAACATTGATGTGAGACATCATTTAATGCGTCAACCAAATCCTTCAGCATCTGTAAAAAATCTTTTAGTTAGTTACGAGAAAGAACTTTTAAAATTACAAGAAAACGGAGTTACTAATATTGAAGTAGTACATGTTTTACCTATTGAAAACGAAAGCAGACCATTACCAAAAACAGGATTCTATAAAGACACTCCATTCTTTGGTACTTGGGCACAAAGAACTGCCATAGTAAAAGAAATTAATTCAGGTATAGATGACATGTGCGAGACGAATGGTTGGAAATCTTATAAACATCCAGAAGTTTATTTTAATGCAAAAGGAGAACTAACATTTGACGTCATGGAAAAACCAAAATCAGTTCACATTGCAAGAGAATTTTACAGATGGGATCTTATTAAGAACGAACCTAATAAAAAACTAATTAAACAAACACTAGCATTATTTTAAAATGAAATACACTAAAACATATAAAATAGAGATAATTCCATTCCATGCAATAGACGCATCGTATGTTATAGAAATTACTACAGGAGATATAGAATGGTCAATGGGCGAATATACTAGAAATAGAGATCCGTTCAACTGGGCAATAATTGAAGTAAATGAAAATAAAAACAACTAAGTATTACGACGAGTTCCTGAGGTATTTCGATCTTGCAATTAAACAACAAGAGATGAGTAATTTAGGGCATATTCCTCATCAAGAAAGTAATGTAGATGATGAACTTATGCATCACATTGAACTATATGATGTAGTAGAACGTAAATTTGCAGGATTCTCTGCAATTATAAACGATTGTTTTTATGGATGGACAGAAGAACATCCATATTGGTCTCGTATGCAGGCAGGACTTTATACTCCACAACGATTAGAAATTGCAAATAAATGGACAGGTAAAAGAGAGGTCTTTGGATTAGAAGAATGGCTTTATTTGTTTATCTTACATAGAGTGTGTGGTTCAGCAATTAATTATGCTACCAAGCCATCTGGTTATCACAATACTATTATATTTGATCTACATGATTGTAATACTATTGAAGAAATGTGTGAAAAGGTTAAACATCATCCAACACCATTTTATACTTCAGTAGGTTATCAATTTCCAGCATTTCCAAAACCACCTAAGCCAACTTCAGATGATGATGGTTTTGTTGGTATGCCAGCATTTAAAGAACCAGAATATGTTTACAAAAGAGGCGGAGATTATTTCTTATGTGAATTTGCACCAAGAATGGCAAGAGATATGGCAAACTTCTTAAGAGAAGGTGGCAAAAAAGACTTAAGAGAACTTGGTGAATGGATGTTTAAATGGAATGCTGATAACGGACTAAGAGCTTATAGATTTCAATATGCTGCAGTTATTGCAGATGTTTGTGATTGGTATCCAGAATTTATGAACAGAGAATCAATGTTTTATTATGGTACTAACGCAGTAGAATGTATTGGTTATCTTGCAGATCCTGTAGAAAAGAAAGGTAAGAAGAGTGAAGAGTTTTTAGATGCAGTTATGAATAAAATCTATAAAGATACAGGTTCACTTCCATATAATGCGGAAGATGTTGCATGTGATTTTATTAGATGGATTGAAAACTATTTAAGACCAGGAAAGGATTATTCCCACATCAATATGGACACTTTATGGAACTCATCATCAATAAATGATCATCCATTCGGTAGACAAAAGGCAATGTTAGACTTAGGTTTATTAGAGACATTTAATGGAATGACATCATTTCCGTCAGATGACAAAGTATTACAAGCTGCTGGTGTTTCAGTAGAAGATTATAAAAACATGGTAAGCAAATTATGAGTAACAAACAAGATATAATTAGAGAACCTCGACTTGAAATTGAACACAACCCAAAAACAGGTTCATATGTGTCAGATTTTTTACAAAAAAAACTATTTGAATTAGAAGGTGAAAAAGAAACCAATTACAACAATATACAATATCCTAACACTAACTTAGATATCGAATTTAAAAAGAAGAAACCTAAAGAGAGTTGGATGAAAGATTGGACTCAAGAGGAACGTTTTGATAAATTCTTTGAATTCTGTGATGCATTCGATAAGAGGCAAGACAAATTATTATTAGAAGATTATCAGATATTTTCACATAGATTACACTGGCATGAACATCCATATTGTTATATGATGCAACATGAGACTGATCTAGAAAAACTATTATACTACACAATTGTATTTTCATTTAGCAATGAACATTGGGGTACTATTATGAGATTGATCAATGATGGTGAAGAAAAAACAAGAGCACATTTTGTTGAAAACAGACATGCAAGAAATGATCTTTTTCAAATATATTATCCTAAAGGTACTAAAGTTAAAGATTGGTTATTAGATGGTCCAAAACAAGCAGCTAAAGATATGGTTCATATTCTAGAAAATCTTGATAGACCATATACTATGATGGAGTTTGCAAAGTTATTAGAAACTTATTTTAAAGAACATCAAAACTTTAGATCACCATTGTATCCATGTAAGAACACTGCAAGATATGTAGCAATGAGTAGACCAGATCTAGTAGATCCTGAATCTGTCTTATTTGGTGGAACCGGACATTTTGA